CGTATGTTATCTTCTGAAAAAAATTCTACCAAAAGATTTAATAAAATTGTAAAAGAGCTTATGAAGCTTACGCCTGGTAATTGGATTGCTATAGCTGCAATCGTTTTAACTTTCTTAGCTTTTATTTTATATTTCACACAATTTAGTGAGTTTGCTCGTTGTAAAAAAATGTGGGAAAAAAGAGTTTCCTCTGAACTTGCTGAAAGACGATGCGTTTTAAAAAACTAAAATCCAAACAACAATCCTGAAATAATCCAAATAATAATTATCCATATATAAACCTTTATATAATTTCCAGGATCATAAATATTTCTATTCATTATCTATAGCCTCCATATAATTACCTTTTAAACATTCCTTTAATTTTCTTTTCAGCTCATTTCTTTCACGGTGAAATCTTCGTAGCTGTAAATTATCTTTTCTGCATTTAGTCAGCATTGTATGTAACTGACCGTTATATTCTTTTTCGTATAAATTTATTTCTTCAAGTCGCTCAATTTTTTTCTTTAATTGAGCAATCTCTTTATCTCTAAGACTAATAATTGTTTCGTTATTAATCTTCATTATCTATAAAATCCTCATTTCCTTGAACGTGATAGATGCTATCTAAAGTGTTCTTAGGATTTTGAATTTCAAAACCGCTAATCATTTCAATCTCATCTTTTGTTTTTTGGATCTCAGACTTAACGTGATCTTTAGCTAAATCTAAAGTTTTCATTAAGTTAGGAAAGTTGCTTTCGTAGATACCGTAAATAAATAAATCGTTTATGCTTGCTGCTACTCTAGCTAAACCTTTATAACGTTTACTTAATCTCGTCAGCTTGTTGTCTAGTTCGATCATTGTAGTTTAGTTCCTCTTCAACTCTTATTTTTTTGTTACTAATTTTAACATCGGTAACGGTAGCAATCGCTTCAGTTAAAGGATTGACTTCGTTAAAAGCATCCTCAACCGAAGAGAATTGCTGTTCCGTATAAAAAGAAGCATCACCAGTTATTTTTTTAATTACTTTTTTTGACATTTCTTTTTTTCCTTAATGTTTTTATTGTTTCAGCAGCCAGTTGATCTTGTTTCCAGCCTTGCTCTTCTTCATATCGTTCACGATCAATAACTCTTGAACCGTCAAAGTACGTTTCTCTGATTATAGGTTTTTGATTAGTAAAGATGATCTGAGCGATCTCTGTACTGCCAGTAGGCGATTGGTATCTCAAATAGACACACCATCTCGGAGTAGTAGCATCAGCACCAGGTTGGATTTGACGCTCCATTTCCAATTCACAAATAGATGTACTTATTATAGCCAAGGATTATCCTCCTCTTGAGGTTTCCCAGCTAATCTATTCTGAAGCTCATTAAAGGCTTCTTTTTTAGCTTCCTCTTCTTTTTCTAAAGCTTTATCCAATTCCCAATTATCTATTTGGTCTTGGTGATGCTGTCTGTAAAACCTAACTCTGTCTTGTAGTCTAGGATCTAAAATATCATCTACACTTATCTTAAAAAAATCTGCAAAAATTTTAAGCTTAGGTGCTGATATAACATTGATATTTTTTTCATACTTTTGGATTTGTTGAAATGCTACTTCTAACAATTTTCCAATTTCTGACTGACTTAATCCTTTGTCTCGTCTAATCCATTTAAGGTTTGATCCAACAATAGCATTAATTTGTTTTTCTTTTTCTGTTCTTCTTCTATCAGGCATATTTCCTCTATAGTTATGCCAAAGTAATCTCTCACTTGATCTCGCCAATTTATGTTAGCTAAATTAAATGAGCGACCAGCTTCAGCGGTTAATTGAAATGATTTAGCTGGTATTCTGCTAAAAATATTTTCGCTCCGTAAAAAGAAAGCTGGGATGCCATCTTCATATTTCAAATACCACGGAGTATTTCCAATTCGTGTAGTTGGCTCATCATTATTAAAATGCTGATAACCAGTATATGAATTGAAATTCTTATCGCCTACGTTTCTACTCATAGAAATCTCCAAACTGTTCTGAAAACATTTCTTCAATAACTTTTAAACGTTCGGCTAATCTTGTAATTAATCTTCCAGCGGCTTTATCATCAAACCGCATCATTTCGCCAAAGTGTGCCAGCTGAGTTAAGGTGTCTTGCGTAATAATGTATTTTTCCCAAATCTGATCATTATTCATTGCAAGGTTTAAATCAGCCTGGCAAACATTTTTTTTATGCTCAAGCTCCAAAGCTTTATTAAAGTTTTCTTCAATGGATTTATTTGTTCCAGGAAATTTAATAATCATCGCCATCTGGTACTTCCATTTCCTTTAAGTTTTTGGTTAGGTGTTCAGCCATTTGCATTTCCTTGGCTTGATACATATAGTTAAGAGCATCAACGTAGGTGTCTTCTTTGTATCTATGTCTTGCTCTAATTGTTTTTGCGTTAGCGTACATAAGGCTTACCATCCATCCTGGGATAGCTTCAGGTAAGCCAAGAAGAGCGGACCAACTTCGACCGATTAAATTCATATTCTCATCAAAGTTGCCGTACTCTTCTTTTTTTATTGTACGGATTTGTTTAAGTTCGCTTAGGTCCATTTTTTATAGGTGTTTCATCGAACTTTTTAAGAACCAGCATTTCAGCCATTTTAGCCATACTGATTGGAGCATCGTAACAATGAGCTGCTAAACTTTTTAACTTTTTGTAAGCATCCATTGATAAAGCTATGCTTTTATAACGTTCCGTATTCATAGCTTACTCCATTACTGATTGGTCAACTGGATCGTTACCGACTGGCTGCATATCCAATTTTTCAATTCTGTGCATCCAGTAGTAAGGCGTTCCCTCTGCCAATTTTCCATTTCCGCTAGCGGTGCTTTTGTAAGCTCCGAAGCGATAGGTAACATCATTAACTTTAAACGTTCCTTTGAGGTCATAACTCTTAGGTGATGTTTTATTGTTATTGATTATAGCCGTACCTAACGACTTATTTTCTTGTTCCATTTAGTACTCCTTTAGTCTCAAGGTTTGTTTTCAACTCGGTAAATCTCTCTTGGAACTTCTGATACGAAAGAGGATTACTAACTTTCAGTTTTTCAAACATAGGCTTATGCTTAGTTATCCAAGCTGAGTAGTTTCCAGGATGTGAGACTTTTTCTAATTCCTGGAGAGCGGTTTGTAATTGTTTATCTTGCTGTTCTATTGCGACAGTTACTTCTTCAGCTGAAGCAAGGTTATCATTTGATAAACCTAAGCAAGCTAAACATCTTCCCCAAGCTGAGCTTTCAGCTACCTCTAATGCTGAAGTTTTATTAATGAATGAAGCAGATCGATTTTCTTCTGCTAAACCACTTCCAACGTGTTTATCATCAATAAAAGCATCGCATTGAACGATAACTTTTTTGTCATCTTGGAAAATTATTGTAGATCTAAGATCAAGTGATGAACCTAGAACTCTTCTAGCAATACCAAGTCTGGTACTTACTAAGTTATAATCTTTGCCGTGAATTTTTATTGCTGTGTCGTTTGCAATCTTTTTAAATTCACTAATTGCAGAGATTAATTTGTCGTTAATGGATTTCAATATTACCTCCTTAGTTGTTATTGTTTCCATAATTGTTTTGCGTGATTGAGCCAGTTAACGCCTATGTTCCATCCATAAGCCGTATCAAAGTTTGGCTCGACATCTTTAAGGATGTTTTCTTTGATCTTGTTTACGTCATCCAAATCTTGATAACGTGTAAGTAAACGTTCTCTTCTTAATGCGATTTGAACTAACTCTTCGTAATAATTATTTAGATTTGCAGCTTCTAAGTCTCCGCAATTATCTTTGTCAAAAATCTTATGATCGTCTTTAACGAGGTAAATTAATTTGACTAAGCTTTCTGGTTTACATTTTTGATAAAAGGCAATTTGTTTAACGTGCGATTTCATCGGAACAGCAGCGATCTTAGCGTTAGTAAAAGATCTACTGCCGTCTTTTTTCGTCTTTGCTGGTCTATCCCAGCTAGTTTTGAACTCCAGGAGAAAGGAGGTCTTGGCTGATGAAAGGTGAGAGTTGCCAAAACCGAAAGACTGAAATTCAAGATCAGATCGACCGATGATTGATAAAAGCAATCGATCATCAGAGTAAGAAAGGTTTTGCTCTGATATTAAATTTGTCGATTTACTTAGATCAAGCTTTTTTCCAACAAGTGTTGCCTGGAATATTGTTTGAGGAATACAATCTTTATAATGCTCAAATTTTTCTCTATCCTTATCATTAACTGGATTATATTGATTATATTTTTCTAAAACTTTAGCTGTAGCTTCGTCAGCACTTAATTTTACATTATCAAATGGAAATAATTTTTTAGTAGCTGGATTGTTTTTATAAATCGTGTTGGCATACATATATTGGATAGCGTCATTGACTGCTACGCCAGCTGCCATATTAGCGTTACCATCAAGAAGTCTTCTTTCTTCCTGAGTAAGCATTATGTATTTGTAAACCCATTGATCAGTAGCCATCGCTAGCTGTGTGCAGCTGTGATGATTAACTGACCACTTTGAAAAAGTTGGTAGTGTAGTTTCCTCTAAAGGATCTGATAATTTATTTTGTTTTATATTTGTCATACGAGACTTTTCGCATAATGTTTTATTCAAGTAGCGGTATGAGATAGTCTTTAGAGTGTCGTCTGAGCTTTAGAGATACTGTGAGGTACTAAGAGAGCTTACTAAGTATCAATAAGTATCTTTTAGTATTAAGAAAGTTTACTGGTGTTGAAAGGTGTTGAATGTTCTAGTTACTATTTATTATTTTTGTTTTTACTAGGATTTACGCTAGCAAAAGTAACTGGATATGGTTCTGACCAAGGTAACCCAGCGTGGCATCTAAGAACATCTTTAACAATATATCTGATGCCTTTAACACCAAATCTTTGCCACTTAGGACCAACTTTAATATCTTGGTCTTGTTCGTAGTAAGTTCTGTAGTTTCCAAGAGTTCTTTGAGAGTAATTAAAATATTTAGTCATTTCATAAGGTCTTAAAGCAGAATTAGGATTTAAGTTTTTTGGAAGCTCATCATTTGAAATAACTAATTGAGCTACATTATTTGTAGTTTCTGTTTCAGGAGCAATTTTATTTCTTGCTAGCTTAGGCACGTTTTTTATCTTCAGTTACTTTAATTATTAAATCTTCTCTTTTATCTTTAGTTTCTTTAGTTATAAAATCTTCAATGCTAATAGCTTTAGCTTTAGATTTTACTAATGATAATTCTTCATCTGTTAAAATTTTATTAGCGACTTCATCTTGTGCAAGCCATTGTACTAAAAATGGATTATCTAAAGTATATTTTTCAATTAGTTTACCAATTTGGTAAAAAGTTAAATTTTCATTATTTTTTGCTTTTTCTATTTCCGCTCTACCAGTTAAAATATTTAATAACCGAAGATCTCTTTCAATATTGTAAGATTTTACGTCTCTAAATCTATTTGTATCATCTAATTTGTTATAAAATTTATTAATGAAATAATCATCAACTTTAGGATCTATTTTAGATTGATCATTTTTAGATGTTTGTAATTTTAGTTCTTCAATTTTTCTATTTAATTCATCTAATTGCTTATAAAATAGGTTATGTTTTTTGTAATAATCTTGTTGTATTTTTGTAATATCTTTTTGAAATTGTAATTTTAAGAAATCTTCTCTTTTTTGTTCTAAAGCAGCAACAGCTCTGTAATTTTTTAATTGTTTAGTTTTAATATGACTTGAAGCGTTTAATCTTTTTGAATTTGTAACTGTTATAACTGGTGAAATAAAATTAGGTTTAACGTCTTTAATTACATAAGCAAGATTATTTTGATAATTTGCATAATCTTGGAACGTATGGAAATCTTCATCTACATCTCTTTCTAAAAGTTTAATATCTGTTTCAGAAAGAATTGAATAATTAACATTATAATTTTTAATAGATACTAATGATGGATTAGTTTTATTTCTTTCTAAATAACCAAAGTAATACTTAGTATCAATTCGATTAAAATTTTTGAAATCAGCACCAATAACTACTAATTCACCATCCTTAACACCTTGCTGAATTGAAGAATAATAAAATGCTGTAGTATCTTCGTATTGTAAATTTATTGCTTTAACATCAGGTCTATAAATTTCTCTAGGACATAAAACTAAATCATTTTTTAACCAAGAACTAATTTCGCCTGGTTCAAATGATATTTCATCTTTGCTTCCAAAAAATATTCCGTTTACGTTATTTACTGTTCCCCATACTGAAACGTAAATAGGATTGAACAAAAGATCAGCTGGATCTACTCCTAAAGCTTTAGCATATTTTAAAGCTTGCTCTCTACCAATATCAGATCCGTCAATATGTCTATAAATAGTTGCTGCATTAATTCCAGTTAAGCTAGCAAGTTGTTCAACATTTTCTATCGTATCACTTTCTGCAATTTTCTTTTTTAGAAGTTCTCCAGCAGAAATAATATTGTAAGGACCAAAATTAATATTTTCTTTTTCTGTTTTAAATGGAACGTTATCAATAGATTTTAAAGATTTATTATATAAATGATAAATAGTTCTATCCCAGTTTTCTATAAATTCTTTTATATTGTTTTTATTTAAAATTTTTAATGCTTCTTGTAAAACTTGAGTATGTTTTCCAAAAATAACTCTTTTAAATTCTGAAGTTTGTGAAGTTAATAAATCTATATAGTGAATAATTACTTCAGCTGTTTGTTGAGTTTCTCTCTCAAAGATAGAAATTTTAATTCCTTTAGGATCTTGTACTAAAGTTGCTTGTTTATTTCTTGATGGTCTTTCAAATTTTTGATTTTTGTCGTTAAACCAATAACCTAGCGATCTAATTCTTCTACTTGGTTCTAAATCTTTTTTATAATTGTCTTCAATCTTAATTTTCATCTATCCTAGTTAATATACATCAACTCTTATATTTGCAAGTGATTGTTTTTATTTTTTATAAAATAATGTTTGATTATCTATTTTTAGCTATTAAAAGGCTGAAAATATGGTCTTTTTGACGAGTTTAGATGTGGAAAACTGCCAGAATAGCAAGGAAATAG